TTTTATATTAAAGCTGAAGGTCGTCTAAGCAAAGAGATGATTGAACGCTCTGGTGTTAAGTTTGTCTTTAATGAAGACGAATGGGTGGAAGGAACTTGTTTCGTATTTGAATCTAATATTCACGAAACAGTGTTTGATGCTATGCGAGAGTTAGTTGGCAAGAATGATGAAAAGATTCAGTATTTCTTCCTTCTTGACTCTGTAGATGGATTGATTAGAAAGGGCGATCTTGATAAGACTTTTGAAGAGTCTCAGAAAGTTGCCGGTGGTGCAGTAATCGCTGCTGATCTAATGAAGCGTATTTCTATCGCCCTACAAAAGCGTGGTCATATCGCTGTCTTCATCTCTCAAGTCCGAGCAGATATTAAGTTAGATCCTTACAGCAAAGCTCCAATTCGGCAAACCACTGCAACTGGCGGTAACGCTTTGCTACATTTCGCAAACTGGATTTTTGAATTCGATGCTCGTTATAAGGGCGATTTGATTCTTGAAGATCCAAACTCTTCTTACGATGAGCAAAAGAATCCATATCTAGGACATTTTGTTAAGATCGTGGTTAAGAAGTCTCCAAATGAAAGGACTAATTGTACTATTAGATATCCTATTAAGTATGGTCGCAAGAATGGAACTTCTAATTGGATTGAGAAGGAAATCTTTGATTTCTTAACAATGTGGGAAATTGCGATTAAGAAAGGTGCTTGGATCAGCTTTGACGAAGAGTTTCTAAATACTTTGAAGGAAGCTGGATTCAATGATTTTCCTGCTCAAATTCAAGGATCAGCAAAGTTCGAACAGATCGTAAATGAAAACGAAAAGTTGAAGGCTTTCTTTTTCAAGTATATCAGCGAAAACCTATTAAATTTTGGCGATGGAATTTCTATCACTGAGTAATAAAAAGAGACGATGCAAGAATGCCCGCAATTATTTAATTAATTGGGGACTTGATAGTCGAAGCAAATTTCAAACGGAGGTTAAAAAATTCTTACGCAATTATTGGTCACATAATATTGTGTTTGAAGAGTTTCCCATCGTTGGAACAAGGCTTACCTTGGATTTTTATAACGCTAATAAAAAAATAGCTATAGAAGTCCAAGGTAGGCAACACACAGGCTTTGTTAAATTCTTTCACGAAAATAGAATGAATTTTCTCCATCAGTTAAATAGAGATAAAAAGAAAGAAAGATTTTGCGAACTGAATGAAATTACACTTGTAACTATTTTCGAAAATGATACAATAAATAAAGACCTTTTCGAGAGTCAAGGTGTAATATTATAAAATGAAGAAAGATTCACAATCAGAGAGTTTTAAGCATTTTAAAATTCCTGAAAACTATTTTAATAAACTGTATGAATTTACAGGTTCAGATGAATCTTCGAAAGGTTTTATAGTCGCTTACGTTTCTCAAGATGGATGCCCAATGATTTATACAAAAGTTGCAAACCCAATCGTTGAAATGGGATTGGTGAAAGCTCTTGAAAAATATTTAAACGAGGTAAACAACAGCGAAGATTCCATTGACATGAGCGATGAAGCCTGATACTCTGCGGTCGGCATGATTTATTCGTATGATTTAGAGACGCAGTTGCTTGCTGGATTGATTAAATATCCAGAACGATATGCCGATGTTGCGTCCTTTATTACAGAAAAAGATTTTTGGAGTGAAAGCTCCAAAATCAATAGAACTATTTTTTGCGTACTTCGTCAAGCCATCGATAATGGTGAAAAAATTGACGACGTAGTTATTTCTCAAAGAGTAAAGAACTTTGGAGTTACTTTTGAAGACAATATCAATCCATCAGATTATATTGAATCTCTTTCTCTCAAAAAGCTTTCTCCAGACTCTATCATCAGCGTAGCAAAAGAACTGAAGAAGTTCACTATCAGGCGCGAAATAGCTTTGTGCGGTGCTGAGATCAACAAGAAGATGAAGTCTATATCTCCATCTTCTGATTATAATACAATCATTGAAACTGCTGATAAGCTTTACAATGATCAGATAAATCTTTACGAGACTGGTGCTGATCAACCAGAAGATATTTTTGCTGAGATGGAAGCTCTTATTGAAGAGCGTGGCAACAATCCAGTTACAGAATTTGGATTCGCTGGTCCACATCCAAAGACTCAAGATATGTACGGTTCTTTGCTCAGACCCGGAAACATTACAGTCATTGTTGCTCGTTCTGGCGTAGGTAAAACTCAATTCTGTTTGGATTTTACAACCAAAGTCTCTGAGCAATATCAAGTTCCAGTTCTTCATTTCGATAATGGCGAAATGAGCAAAGAAGAATTGATATTCAGACAGTGCGCTGCAATGTCGAAGGTTCCAATGTATTTGCTGGAAAGCGGCAACTGGCGCAAAGCAGGTCCAGAAGTAGTTGCAAATGTAAGATCAGTTTGGAATTCGATAAAAGATCGATACAAACATCTTTATTATTACAATGTCGGTGGAATGAGTGTGGACGCGCAAATCAGCGTGTTAAAGCGGTTTTATTATTCCAAAATTGGTCGAGGCAATCCACTCATTTTTAGTTTCGATTACATCAAAACTACAAGTGAGAACGGAGGAAATAAAACTGAATGGCAACTTGTTGGTGAGATGGTTGATAAATATAAGCGTTGCATTCAGAGAGATATCAAGAGCGATAAGGGGCCATGCATATCAATGATGACATCAGTCCAATCAAATCGTGCAGGTATTGTAACAAATAAAAATGCCGCAAATGTAACCGACGATGAAAGCATCGTATCGCTCTCAGATCGTATCACTCAATTTTCGTCTCACATGTTTATCTTGCGTCAAAAAACATTTGATGAACTACAGAATGAAGTTGGTTTCGGAACTCATAAATTAATCAATGTTAAAGCTCGTCACTTGGGCAAAGACATTGCTGGCGCAATCAATCCAGTTAAACTTCCAGATGGAACGCTCAAGAAAAACTTTGTTAATCTGGAAATCGCTAATTTTTGTGTAACCGAAAAAGGAGATTACAGAGATATCGTTGATTCTCTTTCTGCAACCGCAACTGTAGCTAAGGATAATAATGACGACGTACCTAACCTCGATTGATAATCAGGCAGAGATTATTGAAAAAACTTTGGTCAGTCTTGGTTATCAACTAGCTGATCGTGGAAAGTATTGGCAATGCAGTGCAGTTTATCGTGATGGCGATAATAGAACTGCGCTACAAATCTGGAAAGATACTGGTATTTGGAGAGATTTCGTTGCAAATACTTCTTATCAGCCTTTTAAAAGATTGCTTGAACTCAGTTGTAAAGATGATTCTAAAATTGAAGAAATCTTAGAATCAATTAAGAATAATAATGATCCGTATATCGAATCAGTAAGAACTCCGAAAATGGAATCAGAACAATTCATTGATCATGAAGAAGTAAAAACATTGCTTCCACATCATGATTTTTATAACAAGAAGGGTATTAGCTCCGAGATACTTGATCTTTATGTATCTGGCTTTTCAATGTCTGGCAAGATGAATGGTAGATATGTATTTCCTATTTTCGACGAGAACAGGAAAGTCATTGGTCTAAGTGGTAGACATCTGCTTTGGAAGCAAAATTCTTCATACCCCAAGTGGAAACATTTGGGAAGGAAAGGTAACTGGATATATCCAATCAACCTTCAAAAAGAAGAAGACAATATCTTTAAAAAGACTATCGAAGAAAAGCGAAAGATCATTCTCGTTGAAGGTATTGGCGATAGTTTAGCTTTGTCTCAACAGGGTTATTATAATCACCTTGTTGTATTTGGTCTCGAAATCAGTTCTAAGCAACTGTCTTATCTCATGTCTTTATCTGTTGATGAAGTTATTATTGCAACAAATAATGATTCAGATAAAACTGATAATAGAGGTTTGCAAGCTGCCATTAAAATTTTTCTCAAGCTTATCAAGTATATTGATATCGATAAAGTAAAAATAATGCTTCCGATTTGCAAAGACTTCGGAGAAATGCTTGAAAAAGGAATTACGCTAGAACGCTGGGAAAATAAAAAGCGCGATAGAATAACTCAGGTAGAATACATACTTGATTATGTATATAATACTGATAAGGATAAAAAGAGTATTTCTATCCTAAAGAATTATTTAGAAAGTTTGAAGCTTTGAAAGAGACACTTTCAGCCAGTAAAATCAAAACGCTAAAATCCTGCTCATGGCAGTATTGGTGCAAATATATTTTAAAGCTTCCAGATAAAACAAATTCTGGAGCTTTGATCGGTGATACTGTGCATATAATTCTTGAATGTCTTGGTCTTCCTAGACATAAAAAGCATTACGACATCATCATCAAAAAGAAAAATATTTTTGCTTCAAAAGCCATTAAAAGAATGGTTTTTAAGCATATTAAGAGAAAAGAGTTGAATGAAGAAAGTCATGTACAAGATATTTGTTCTATGGCTTTAAACGGTTTGATGTATGATTTTTTTGGTAAGACCTTTGGTGAGCCAACCGAAGTAATTTCAGAAAAAGATTTTGAGATCACAGTTCAAGAAGCAGATATTAATTATAAAATCAAAGGTTTTATTGATAAGCTGTTTATTTATGGCGATCATGGATTAGTTTTAATCAGAGATTTTAAAACTAATAAGAAAAAATACGAAGGCAAAGAAGTCACTGATAATCTTCAAGATTATATGTACACTCTCGCCATCAGAAAACTTTATCCTCATTTAAAAGACATCAAGATGGAATTCTTGTTTTTAAAGCAA